GGTGACTACAATGGTGGCGAGTACTTTTGGTGATGCTCAGGTGTCGCCTGGTGGTGTCATGGATTTGGCTTCTTATGTCAACAATGTGTGGAAGAAAATAGGAGGCGGAGACTCGATGAACCGGATGGTCGAAAGAGTCATGTTATGGAACAAAACGAGTGAACAAGATAGCAAGAAAGATGATGAACCTGAAACGGCATCAACGTCGTTAAACTGACGAAGGGTTCTGATTCTGCATCCCCAGAGGTTGAACCTTTGGGGGTCAGGACCCTGGAGAGAACGACAGATGCACAATCAGGCAAGAAAGTGCCAAGTGCATCGTGGATTGAGGACCCACCTGAAGAAACCTCATTGACAGCAGTGGAATGGCAGTATCTGGTGGAAGCGTACAAAAACAACAAAATTGATCTGCGGATCATCAAAAAATGGTGTGATTCAGCATTTGGGGGCATATATCCAGAGTGGGTATATGTTCAGACCGTGAAGGACGGTGGTGATGATTTTTGGTTGAGTTTGTTGTCGAAAAAGATAAAAAGGGAGAAAAAATACGGACTTGTTGTTTATAGTGAAGGGGTCGAGGCTCGTCACTATAAAGGAGAACAAATAGGTTGGTCTTATTATGTTGACACATTAGCGAAATTGAGAAGTGTGCTGGCTGTTAAAAAGAATGTTGGCAAAGAGATGAGCAACAGGTTGGAGAAGTGTTTCCCGAGTTCAAGTGTTAACATCAGAGGCAGACAATTGTTGACAGTGAGTCATGCGTTTGAATGTTTCAGGCGTGTTTATGGTTATACAGTGACGAAGGAAATGTTGGAAATGGCATTGGAATGGTGCATGATGGGAGGTCAATGGTTAGCTAATATTCTGATGTGGTGTTGTTGCAACAAAGACAATTTTGGTGTCTTGAAGTATCTACACGGTCTGAACTGGTTTTCAAACGGATTGAAAGAGTATATTGATGCAGCTAAAGATTTTCACAGTTGGGTGAGGAATACAGATTGCGCACCAGAATTTGAACCATTTAAGTCTGTTGGCAGAGATCAATTGTATTATCTCCACATGTTGGCAGGGAGATTTGATTTCAGGGAATTAGTTAAGAGTGATGATATTGAGAACAGAGAGAAACACGGGCGAGTTCAGAGAGCATTTGATAGATTTGGACGGTTTGGAAGTGCTATCTTTGAGGATTCTGTTCAACGTGCTATGAGTAAGATATATGGCTTGTTCAGAGGTGGTGCTCTTTCCGTAAGAATTAATAGTCCTGAAGAATTTCTGGCTCATGCTTTCAGAGTAGGCACTTCTGGTAGTACTTCTTTCAACAAGAATAAGCAGACGATTGTGTATGATGGTGTCGAGTATCCGTTGGTACAGATGTCCAAACAGTCTGCTCTGTTGACGATGACTGCCACTGAATTGAGCCAGATATTGTTCAATTTGCCGAAATTGAGGACAACCGGAGTTGAGAAAACTGAACCAAGCAAATTGAGGTTGCTGTTGCCTGGTGACTTCAGACACTGGTTGATTGAGAGCATTGCTTTGTTTGGTGGTGAGGGTAGTGTTTATAGAGGTGTCGAAGAATTGAGTTTGGATTACAGGCCAATCAAGGAGTTGTCAGAGATGACAGTCAGGTTAGCCAAGACTGCATCCAGATATAGTGGGGTGATTGCGTGTAGTGATTACGCAGATTACAATATTCTGCATACGTTTGACAGAATGAAGAGAATGTGGTTAGAGTTGGCTAGAGCAGCAAGTCCATACACAAAGTCGTACATGACGGCGTGGGAACAGATGCCATACAATGAGTTTTGTTCTGCAGCATGTATGTGGTGTGCGGCGGCATTGAGTGATGTTAAAGCAAAAGTTTCCAGTGTATCACCAGATAAAGACTGGCATAAGTTGGTCAGGGGCTTGTGGACCGGTTGGAGAAGCACGAGTTTATAAACACCACGCACAACTATGCGTACAGTGAAGCTATAAGTGAGGCTTTTTCCGAACGATATGGTTTCAAACCACTGGAGTATGCAAG